CAGAGCCATAAGACAGCTCTGTGCCTTTATGGGCAAGATCGAAGCTGAATGCTCGGCAGCGCGTAACAATGCTGCAGTGCAAGGGTTTATTGAAGCGGATGATGCATGCTCCTTATGGGACCACGATCCACAGAATGAATCCTTACTGACTGAGCTTAGCTCGATAAGTAGGGTATCTGTGGGCTGGTTGCTTTCGGACTCGAACAGTCAAATTCGAGACGATCGCATCGTGCCTAGGCACGGCCCAGGTGCTACTGCAGATAGACTTATGGGAAACCAGAAGTATTCTCTGCAGTACTGGCCGGATAAACTCCACGCCCGGTTCCCATGGTGGGATTGGGCAATGGTGTCTCCTCGGTTTTCCGAGGAGTACGGCCTTGATGTATCTACCTCCGTCATCGCAGCCAGTCTTAGACTGGTTCCGAAGACGATGTCCAGTCCACGAGTAATAGTCATGGAACCTACTGCGAATCAATATTTGCAGCAAGGCATCATGACGAACATCGTGGAGTGCATCGAGCGAAAAACTTCAATGATTGGATTCACACGACAATCATTGAATCGCGAGATGGCTCGAGAAGGAAGTATTACGAGAGATCTGGTAACTCTAGATCTTTCTGAAGCTTCCGATCGAGTGACACTCCGACAGGCTGAAAGTGTGTTCTCAGGCGTTCCTGACGTTTGGGAGGCACTATTGGCGACACGGAGTGATGAATGTAAACTTCCGGATGGAACTACTCGTCCGGTTTTCAAGTTTGCATCCATGGGGTCCGCAGTCTGCTTTCCGGTTGAAGCACTTACCTTTTGGTCTGCTGTAGTGATGGCAGCCGTCAGGTATCACCGGAGGCATGATGGATTCTTTCGTCTAACCTACTCCTTTCTGCGTAAGTTGGAAGGTAGGGTTAGGGTATACGGTGACGATATCATCGCACCATATGCCTACCTTATGGATATTCGTGAGGTGTTCTTCCAGCTTGGCTGGAAGATCAATGTCTCCAAAAGCTTCTCTGAAGGTTTCTTTAGAGAGTCTTGCGGAGGCGACTTCTATGCTGGAGAAGACGTCACACCCGTCCGGGTGAGAGACTTTCTCTGCACGAATATTCGCGATCCTCACAGTGTCCAATCTACCGTTTCTCTCAGGAACCAGTTATATCTTGCTGGTTACTGGAAGACCGCAGCCCGCCTTGATCAGCGGATGCGGCGTGTTACGAAGGGTTTATACCCTGTCGTGACCGAACGTGAAATTGGAGTTGTTGGAAGAGTCAGTGTTTGCTTCTCTGGGGTGACCCAGAAGACTGACTCCCAGCATCGCTCACTTCAACGTGTTTATATGCTCATTTCCCCCAGCCCCGCTAACGCGGCGCTGGAGCATGCGGCATTGTTGAAGAGCCTGTTATCCCCATCTGAGGATAGCAGCCACCTAGAGAGGTCGGGACGTCCTTCCGTGTCCTACATAAAACGGAAGTGGATGCCCATTACATCATGTGGTGGGACTTGGT